TATAAGCACCTCCTGCTGCAAGCATATAAGCATTAGCTCTAGACACCCCACCATAAGGACTAATTACACCTTTTCTCTGAAATAACCATTTCTTCTCTAGGCCCATGTTTACTGCTGCTCTATAGATCCACATTGTCTGTGGTGTTGCACCATTTTCTATCAAAGTTATAACACTCATATGCTTAGAGACATAATCATATTCATAACTCTTATATTGAAAATCTGGTATATTAGCTAGTATCTTTTTTGTATTCGGATAAAAGATTTTTCCATTAATAAGGTAGAATGAAAGATATTCACCGAAGTTGTTAGATACAAATGTCTTTTTTAAATTCATCTTTATACCATATAATCTTTTTGTAATGTAAGATAATCTTAGATACCTTTTTAACTCCTCTTCGGATCTATAAAGTATTTCTGTCCATTTATCATCAGAGTGATGTGCAGTTTGTACATCATCTTTTGTTAATTTTAACATTTTCTCTATCCAGTCTTGGATAGCAACATGTCTTGTAGATGATGAGATTTGCCTCATGCCATTACCCCATGTTATTCTCATTCTGAAACTATCATCAATAACATCATAAATTCGGTCTAGTCTACTTTCTGAATACCTATCAATTAGTGACTGGTCCCAGTCTTTTCTTAGACAGTTTGTCATATTTAAACTTCGTGTTTTTGTATGTTCACTAATACCTATGGATTTTATTACATGGTCTCTTTTAGGACATGTAGTAATAATGTCTGGTACTATTAATCTTTTTTCTAGCCGAATTATTACACCATCTTGCAATGAATTATACTGATCTCTAGTTATACATTTTCTATGAAACATTGCTAAGTGCATACCAAAGTACTCTTCATTCTCAGCTGATGGAGACCATTTTGATTCATCTTCTGTTATTTGAGACCGTTTCCATAATGCATCTTCAGGTACTGGCAAGTTAGCATCTTTATATCTTCTAGAAACTTGCTGATTTCTTAGTTTTTGCTCATTCTTTATTCTAGATGTTTTTCTAATTATATCTGCATCTTTCCTACTGTCTAAAATTTGATTTTTTTCATCTACTTCAGCAGCAGCACGAAAAAAGTTATCTTGATAATAACTAAATAATCTACCAATAACATTTTCAATGTAAAACTCTCTAAAAGTTCCAATTTGATGTTTATCGGCCCAATACCAGTACAGTTGATATGCTGTTCTATCAAATTTATCTTCTTCAATTATCTTATTATAAGTATTTATAATATCATTAATTGTTACAAGGTGTGAGTATTGTGGATTTTCCATTAGTCTTGCAATAGCGACACTTAGTTTACATTTTTCAAAATTGGTATCCATACTAGCTTTGTTATTCCCGAAAGTCCATATTCCTCTTGCCCCTATCTTCTCACCATGTTCTTTAAATACTTTTTCAAGATTAATATTATCTGACTCTAATCTGTCAAGATGTGCATTCATTGCATGATAAGTTAAATTATGAGAAAAAAATATTTTAAAATCTTTTTCTTCATCCCTTAAAATATTTAAAAGTTTTGATGATTTTGTTTTTCC